TCATCCCTAGCGCAGCCTCAGTGGTGCCCTGAAGCCGCTCCCGCCCCACCGCCCGCTCCGTGCCAATGCGATCACGGACAGCATCCGTCGTTTGCCCATATCCGGCAACTGCGTCAGCGAGGATGTTTCCTGTTTTAATGTCGGCCATGTTAGGTGGTAGCGGGTTTTAAGTTGGCCAAATAACCGAGAACGGGAATCCGGCTTGCTGTGGAACATCCCGCAAGGCCGCACGATAGGGAGCCCATTTATCTTTAACAACTGCGCTAACGTCCGCGCATTGAGTCCAGTCGCACTTGGAAATTAGCAAATTCCGCGCCTCACGAACCTCAATAGCTTTAGCCTTGTGTTCCTCTGGGGTTGCAGAAAAAGGAATGATGGAAAACACCCCTGCGTTAAACGAATACTTCCCCGGCGCATAGTCTGCTGGAAGCGTAGCCTCCACGATCTGCCAGCCAGAAATAACGTGCTTGGGATAGACGGCATCTGAGGACGTAATGGCGTCAGCCGTTTCCGTAAGGTTGCCCACCGCAAGAATGTTTGACTTGTAGATTAGGATTTTCACGATGCAATTTCCACGTTGAGTAGGCGGAATTTTTTCACAGTACTAGACGCGCCTTCGTCGGCGGTCTGAATAAAAACAACCCGATTTCCCGCAACAGGCCACGGGACAAAAGTGGACGTTATGCCGGGGGGTATCGCAATTACTCCTTTAGCTGCTATAGCGTCACCATTTGAAGTGAACACTGGTAAATTGGCCGTGCGGCTTCCTTGTGCGCCTAGAACGTAAGTGCCGTTACTTAGTGTGGATGCAATAGCTCTAGTGTTACCTAGTGCGTCAACAATAAGTGGCGCGGTGCCCGTTGTTATTGTTGTTCCTGATATTTTGAAAGGAATCAGCACAAGTTGTTCCGAAGCTGCTCTACTGTTTAAGGCGACAAAACCAGTTGCGGATTGAGGCAACAAACAACCGAAGGAGGCCGATCCGCTTGCTGCCCTAGAAAATGAACCATAAGTAATTGTACCCGCCGTAACAACTGTGGCAGCTTCAGTTAATACTACAGTGCGTGATATGCCGCCATTGTCGTTGTATGACAGTAGCGCCGTTGTTGATGTCAGAGGAAACAAAATAGGGTCGTAGCGGGTCCTGCTTCCGTAAACAATATTATTTACCAATCCGGTCTCAACCGATACTAGGGTGCCAACAGTTATTGTAGTGGAGGAGATGGTGAAAACATTTACGATGTTTGACCCACCAGTATTATTGTTATCCATCAGCAAACACTTGGTTGCCGACAGTAAACATGAAGCGGGGCGAGAACTAACAGTGCTGGTAACTCCGGTCATTGATACCGCAGTGCCAACTGTGCACACGGGTGGGTTTGCGTTTGTAACACTAACCACAACCCCGTAATTAGTGTATGGCGCGGCGGTGCCCCGTTTATAAAGCACAAGCCCGGTTGTTGCTGTTAGCGCATACGTTGTAGTGCCAGAAATTGCGTCTGCTGCTATTCCAAGCGTCACCGCCGTGCCCAAGTTAACAGTCGTACCGCCAGAGACTTGAAACGCTGCAACGCTGTTGTCAACGGTGTTTTCACCGTAACTTACAAGATATAAAGTAGTGCTGAGTTGAGCGATTTTTGGATCGCTTGACATATCTTCAAGGCCAACATTTACATCTGTTAGCGTAGATGATGCCGCGCCAACTGAAAGTGTTGTGGCTCCAGACAACGATACAACTGCTGCAATTAGTGTTCCGGATGTTCCATTACCATAAAATACTATTGCGGTAGTAGAAGTAATCTTAAACATGATCTTCGGAACATCACTAGCCGAAACAACAACTGGCGTTCCAACGGTCCCTGTCGTGTTATCCACTGCAACAACAGAAAAACCGCTTGTGCTAGTAGGTCCACTTTGCACACAATGAATTGACTTATTATCATCCAGCACCGCATAAGCAGTTGCCAATGTACCTGAAAAAGTCGCACCAAATAAACTATCAATCGTAATAAGGCCGGGTTCTAGATTGTCGCCAGTGATGTTCCAGACGCCCGCAGCAGTAGAAACGTCTTGGCACGAACAAAATGCGGTGCCTCCAGCAGCAATTGCCATAAGCAATGTTCCGCTAGTGTTCCGAATACCTACGGGATAAGCACCGCTTGCGTTGTTGAAATAGAACTTAGGCGAACCAACCGTTACCGTGGTGGCGTCTGGCAAGGTCACCGACTTGCCTAGCGCGGTCATGGCGATTGGCTGATAGCCGGAAGAAGCAGCCGTTAACGTGGTGTTTGTTGTAATTGTGGCACCAACAGAGCTTATTCCAGAAGGTAGTGAACTTGTCCAAGTAGTGCCATTTGAAGTGAGTACGTTGCCAGATGTGCCTGACGCCGAAAGTCCCGTGCCACCATTAACCGCTGCTACCGTGCCCGTAAGTCCAAGCGTAACAGCCCCAGAAGCATTGGTAACAGCAATGTTGGTTCCGGCAGTTAACGCGGCTTTCGTAAAACCAGTGCCATTGCCAATCATCAACTGACCGTTGGTGGCAGCTTCCAACTTTGCAGCCGTTACCCCAAGGTCTTTGACAATGATAGCCCCACCAGAAAGAGCGGTGGTGCTTGCATCTACGGCTCCAGAAGCAAACGTAGCCGAGTCAACAAGCGCGTCCAACTTAAGCGCGGTAACCTGATCTCCGTCAGTAAAATCTGTTCCCTTAATTAAGATAGCCATTAGGATGCTTGCGTTAGAGAGTTAAACGACTGCATAGCATTGATTCGAACCATCCGAAGCAGCGGACGCCCTTGAGTTGGAGTGAAGGTCATTTGGATGCCATAGCCTCGCATATTGCCAATTCTACCACGCACGGATGCATCTTCGCTAATTGGTAGCACAGCACCAAGATAACCTCCTAAAGTTCCAAGGGTAGCCGTGCTGTCAACGTTCTCCGTCTCAACAGAGATTGTAGCGTTTGAGGTGTTGGTGGAGCTACTTTCGGTGTGAATCTCAAAGCTGTTGAACTTTTTACGGTCAGTGTCACCCATGCTGTATTGCCGGGTTTGGGCGTAGGACGTAGGCCGTACTGAGGTTGGTGGAACAGCTATTCCCAGGGCCACCACATCTACGTCATCTTCGCGGCTATCTAGGATGTGAATGCCGCCCAAACGATTGACAGCGTAGAGCTTGTTTATGCCACCAGCACCGGCACTAATCAAGTTGGATACGTCCCACCCAGACCCCGCCACAATGTCGATGCTCTCCCATTGTTGATTTAAGAGGTTAAAGACAAGGATGGCGTTATTTGTGGTCGCAGAATCAAGCGGAACTGCAAGGAAGTAGCGATTGTCGTGGTAGATGGCTACTGCGTTATGGGCGTAATCTGGGTTGATTCGCTTAATGAGTGGGTCAATAGGGTCAGACAAGGGCAGTCCTGCTCCACGCAAATTGTAAAGGTCGCCAAACTGCGTGGCGTACACCCCGTTGTCAGACAGGAAGAAGATTTTGTTGCCAATGGTGACAACGCTCTTTTGGGCTACTAATCCGGCCTCCCGCGTGATTTCTTTAAGCGAGACATCAGTGAGGGAGCCCGACAACCCATCAAGCAGGTGGATGGAGTTGCGGTTAAACACCACGGCATTGTCATCCGTGAAGGGATGGACAAATTGCAAGTAGTCCGAAATACCAGCCGTCACCTTGAGTTGATTCTGAAGCTGATCGTAGGTGTCAGCATCCAGGATGTCGCTGATTAGGATTTCGTCGTATACGCTACGATCCGTAATAACCTCGCTTCCGCTAGTCCCCGTAGACGTGTAGCGGTAGGGGACAATCAATCGACGCTGGTGGTAGGCCGCCCACGCGGGCGCGGGAGAGTGAACAAACCCAAGTCCAACGCTTTGAGCCTTTCCAAGGACAACGGATGTTGCTGCAAAGTCATCTACGCTGGCGTAAAACGTAAATGTGTTGGCCGTTGGAACGCTTTGGACGACATAGGTGGCTGCGTTTGTTAAGGGAGAACTTCCCTTGTCCATTATTGTTACAATGTCGCCAACGGACAGGCCGTGCGCCGTTTCCGTCACTGTTACCACGCCAGCCGAGCAAGCCGTGTTAGCAGCTGCCGTAAATACCAATGGCTGAGTGTAATCCCCGTTGGCTACTTTGGTAAACGTGGGCGTTGAGGCAATGTCTCCGTCAAACTCTAGGGTGGTGAGACCGTCCCGAAAGATGTAAACCTTGTTAAACGCCTGCAACAGATTGACGTTTTCGGTGATTGTAAGGGAAGCGGGATAGGTGATGTTGGTCTCAACCCCGGTGGTTAGATTCACTGCCATTGCTTTGTCATAAAGCGCAACAATAATGTATTCCTCGTTGTCGTCTAATGGGTTAGAAAACAAGCATGAACCATAGGCTGCGTTCACCAATGCCGAAATAATAGGAGAGCCAGCCGTTCCCGTCCCCGTGTAGGTTTCGCTACCTGGTGCTCCAGCGAGAAAGATTGTAAACGTCGTAGCTCCGGTGACTGTCACCGTTCTGTTGCCGTTAGGGTCCACTGTTCCCGTAAGGCCAAGAATACCCACCTGAGTCGCAGTGGTAAACCCATGACTTGTAGTGGTGGTGATAGTTACGGTTTCAGCCACTCGAACTGCGCTTAAAATGCTTTTGCTGGCATAGACGTAAAAAGGAAGGATCAACGCTTCGCTGCTTGTGTCTATCAGGCCAGAGAAGAAATTGATGCCTTTGCGTGGTTGCCATGCCCCATTTACGCCCATTCGCCCATTCTGGCTGTAAGCCTGGATGCCGGGTTCTAATTGGTCAGGACGCAACCGATTGTTAAACCCAAGGAAAAACGAATCACCAGCCGAGATAATGGCCGTATCCCGGTCGCCGTATTTGTCGTAACGTGGCACGTTTTATTTTAGCCTATTGCTTATGGCTTAAACCAACTACGCACTTCACGGATTGCTTTAGGAAGCGCAAGAATAAGGGCACAAAGTGAAACAAGTGCAGCCAATGCAGCAGCAGCAAACTGAGCGGTCTGGACTAGGTTTACCGAAAACCATCCTGAAATAGCTCCAATAGTTGAGGTTGTAATTGGATGTTCCTTGATCATCGCTTTGTGGAGTAACGGCTGCCAAAATACCAGAAGAAGGCGGTAAAGGCACCGAAGGTTATTTCGCTTAACATTGTTTGCCTAGCCGCTTCTGGCGACACGGAAAACACGTAGATTAGAACACAAAGGAGAGCCCACGTAAGGCCGGGGCGGGTAAAGCTGCGGAACGCCTCTACCAACGTAAAAACAGAGGCTACCCAAGGGGCAACACCAGAAGGCACTTTAAACGCAGCTTGCGACTCCTGAGATTTACCAAAGGCATCCCAAGCTGCCGCTTTTTCAGCGGATTCCGTCTTAGCCCGCATGAGCATGATTTCTACCTCGGCGTCTTTCTTTTTACGCCAAGCCTCAAAAATGCCAGTGCCAAGATGGAGGATGGACCCAAACACCCCACCACCTGCTGCATTAAACAATATGTCTGTAAGGGCCATTATACCGCAAAGGATAGATTTACGCCGCTCCTGCGGGGAGAGCGTTAAGAAAAACAAGGGCCATTAAATCGCACGGGTGCGAAGCCGAATCTGGAAAGCAGTGCCGCTGGCTGGCGTAAAGGCAGCATTAGTAACAAGTTGACCAAACAAAGAGGTGACGCCAGAAGCCAATTTAACGTGATGACCAATGTTGGCATTGATTCCAAACAAGGAGTTTCCGTAATCAGCCATTGTTACATTGTCTAAGACAGCAAGGTGTTTAAGCTGATCTGCCGTCACCAAATTAAATGCGGCATTGTCAAGAATTGCCGTTGGGCTTGCGTCGTAAATGTGGAGACGAAAGGTAGTCATTCCGGCTGGAATGGCTGTTGCATCAATGGTCAAGTCAAAGCCGGAAATAACTACATGGCCACCCGCTGGCCCCGCTAATGCAAAAGTATGAATGGCGCTACCAGCTACGCCAGCCGCGTTAATGCCAATAACGTCATTAGCAGCGTAGGCAGTGGTGTCAGCCGTACGGACAAAGGAAACGGTAGACACCGCTCCAGACGTAGCCGTGGACGTTGAGGAGGAAAGAACCACTGGCAGCGCGTTGCTAACGCTTACGAGACGCCCGAGGTTTTGGAGATTTACGGTGGCTTGGCCCATATTAAATGTGATTTTACACTATGCGGTTAACGACTTTGACGACTGCCGTGAGATTGAAAACGAGAGAGAATTTGCCCATTTGCTTGATTTTGCGGCCTCATAAGCTCCAATGCCAAATACTCCTTGGCTACTTGTTCCTCAACTAGGGCCTTATCCACCTGTCCATCCATACGCAGAAAGTCCGCATATGAGGCGTGGGCCATGTAGTTAAAGAACTCTAGGGGAATGTCCGTGTTCGTCGTAGCGTCGTAGGGGCCGTCCCACTGCTTCTTGTAACACACCCAGAAGCCAGCAGCTTCCGTATAATTGCCGACAACGTGGCACCCGTCGCTCTGGACGTAAAACGTGTATTCCCCGGCTCCAATGAGATTGTAGGGGAAGGAGTTGAAGACGCGGATGAAGGTGTCAACGTCGTTTAAGGCCACCGGGACCACCGTGCCAGTGCCGCCATAGGTTTCCGTGCCCGTCAGCGAGTCGTCGGAAAGCTCAAAAGTGAACACCGCGTCATCGCTCACCGTAATCTGCTGCGCCCCGTTAGGGTTGGCCGTAGAATAGGACAGGCCAGCGATAGTGACATATTGGCCCGAAACAATGTCGCCGTCTAGGTCCGCCGTAGTCGTTACCGTCACCGTGGTGCCGCTGCGGGCAGCTGTAGAAATGGTGCGATTACCGCTAGATGCCGTATAGCTGAAAGGAACGATGTTCAGTGGGCCGGGACGGGCTTCCGCCGCCACAATAAACCGCGCCCAAGTATCACTCTCCCGGTAGGCTTGGTAGCCCCGCCGATTGATGAAGCTGTTAATCAGCGTGTTTTCGTTCGTCGTAAAGGCGTCCACACCAGCTAGGGCGCGAATTCTGATCAGAAGGTCGGCGTATGTTCCGCTTTGCATTAGAGCTTGTGAACTACCAAATCAGGGTTGTTCTTCTGGAAATGCTTTAAGAACTCGCGGGAATGCACTTCCTTGTGCCCATACTTCTGCACAAGCCGGAAGAACTCCCAATCGGGCATTACACCCACATTCCTGCCCAATCCAGCCACTTTGCCAGCCCCCCGCATCTCCTGTGCCGACTGACGGGCTACAGCCTCGCGTTTGGCCTCCGTTGCCTTCTTTAGCTCAACTCCCGTGCGGAACTCGCGCTCAATAGCCTTCCAGCGGTCGCCAACACTAAACCTCTTGGGCGGGATGATAATTTCCATGAAAAAGGGGCACAAGGCCGAAGCCCTATGCCCCATGATTCTATCCTACTTGCTTACAACTAGTCGTTGTACTGCGAGAGGTTGATGATTCGGAGACCAATGCCCCACTTGCCAGCAGTCAACGAGGTAACAGTCGCATCGTTTACTTCAAGCAAGACGGGGGCACCAGCAACGGAAGCACCAACAAACTTGCTGCCATTTGACGTAAACGTATCACCCGTATTAAACACGGGGACAGTCATACCGTCCGCATCCAACGCGTCGATGAATTCATCTGGGTCCGCAGCCGTGGTGCCAACGTCAAGCACTACCGAGGTAGAGCCCGCCGCAGCCGTAATCTTCCAGACGCACGCACCTTCAAGCGCACCATTTGGAGGAATAGCCGCAATTGTGCGCTGACCACCGTTGCCGATGGCGATTAGATCGTTGAAGTCAACGATGATAACATCCGTCCAAAAAGAATTGGCGGATTCATTAATGCTAAGTTTGGCCATGTTAGTGATTATTTAGGGGTTAGGTGAGAACGGTGATCTTGCCATGCGCACCAGGATGCAGCACCTCAAGCGTGCCGGTCCAGTCCACAAAGCCGCGGTCGCCGCCGCCCAGATTTGGGACGCGGGAGCTACCAAGGGCAATCAGGTCCGCAACGCCCATGTAATCGGGGTTGAGGATGTAGCCGGTGTCCTTGGCCGAGGTGTCAGGAGCGCAATCAGGATTCATGTTCACGATAGACACGATGCCGTTGTCGGACTCGTAGAAATCCACGGTGAGCTTGATCGTCGCGCTGTCCGCGCTCTGCTGAATCTGGCGATACACCGTGTTGGTGCTGCCAGAGGTGCGAGCGAAGTCAGCGATGACAGCCCGAAGCGCGGTGTCAGCCACCAGCGTCAGGTCGTTCGCCATGCCATTAACGCGGTAGATCGAGGTGATCAGGCTGTTAAGGACGGTTTCGGTGAACGTGCCCGAGGCGTGAATGCTGCCCGAAGGAGTGCGGAAGGCCGCAGGAACATCCGAAGGACCGCCGCTATCAATCCAGTCGCCCAGACCACGCAGCCCGTAGGCCGTGCCGCCACCATTTTCCGCAGAGCGGTCATTGGTAGAGCAGATGGTGGCCTCGATGTCGCGCTTCAGTTCTTTGACAGCCTTCATCTCAGCCTGAGCAATCTTGGCTGGACCGACGCTATCGACGGCCTGCTGCAAGTCGCTCACCATGAACGAACGCCGGAGCTTCTGGACGTAATTGCCCAAACGCGCCCGGCCAGAGAACTTGTCGGTGAACGCGGTGACATCCGAACCTTCGGAGACGCCCGTGGTCGAGACAGAAGCCAAGCTGTCAACGGTCCACTCGTGGAAGGTCGCCGTAGCTTTACGCTTCGGGGCCATCGAGAGGATAGGCGTATCTTGTGGGGCAAGAGTCGTAATAACGTCGAGGAGATCCTCGCGGTTGCTAACCCCAGAGCCGGGGTTGGTGGTATCGTAGGTGTTTGAAAAAGCCATGTTAGGCGGTGTTAGAGAACTTTACGTTTTGAGATTTGTGCTGTACGGAGTTTGAGCCAATCGCCCTTATCACCACTCGCTTTGAACTTGGATTGAAGTTCCCCTATCTGCTTGGTCTGGACGCTTTCCGGTTTACGGCTTGCAGCCGCACCAGACTCAGGATTTTCAGGTGGCCGTGAACTAGGTTTCTTGCCCGGCGTCGTTTCCGATAGGGCAATTTCCTTACGTCCATAGATGCTGTTAGAGGCGTGGGCGAAGAAATAAGGCAACTGAGCAGCAATGTCGGGCGCGAACTCCTCAAGTTTCTTGAGGCGCGGGTCGGCAATGATGGCGTCATATTGCTTCTTCCTTTCGTCGTTAACATCTTCCAGCCAAGGAATTTCCTTCCGCGTCTGCTCGTCCATAGTAACTCGCAATTTCTTGCTGTTTTCTACAACCGAGAGGCGTCGTCCCACATCCGGCAAATACTCATCACGAGCTTTGCGGGCGCGGCGCAACGTCTCTCGTAGCTGACGCTTTGTGTATTCCTTGCCATCCACCGTTGCAGCGATGTCGTCGGGGCCAATGTCCGAGGAGTCATCAAGCCGCGTTTCCGCGAACTCAATCACTTCCTTGATTTCCTTGGCCTTTTCGGAGAGCCCAGCCGCATCCTTGATAGACGCAAATGGGTTGTCCTTCACCTCTTCTACCGCCTTGGCAGTGGTATCACTTCGACGGGCAAGCTCGCTTTCCAAGAAGCGCACGCGCTCCTCGGCAGCCTTCCGCTTTGCCGTTAGCTCACCGTAGCGAGCTACCGCCTTACTTCCGATAGACTTAGCCAGTTGACTAAGCTCATCTTCCGAAAGGTCATCCAAGTTTCCAGACTTAGCTTTTGAAAGAACGTCCTGTTTCGTAGCTTCCGGTGCTTCCTCCCCGGCTTCTGGCTTTTCAGCCTTCTCCGTGGATTCCACCTCCTTCTGCTTTTCGGCCTCAGATTCTGCTTTCGCAGTACCCTTACCGGCGAGTCGTCGTTGGATGAAATCACCCTCAGACATGTTATCTGTTTTCACTACTTTTTCTTGGGCCGTAGCGGTGGACCCTGATTCTGGTTCAGACATATTTGTTCCGCCAACTTAACGTCATGGCGATTACGATGGAGCCATTGTAGGGCATATGCTTGACACACAGCACATCTTAGCCACTTTTGGCGTTATAGGCGGCAGCACGTAGAACTCGTACCCGTGTCGATGGCCCTTTGCAGGGTAGCGGATTAACGACCCGCCCAGCCTATTTCATCCGCCTACGGATGTTCTCCCAATCGCCATAGCGAAGGATGTCATCGTAAGCCTGAATCCTACCCGCAATCTGCTGCACCTGGTCGGTGGTAGCACCCCGCAAGTCGCCAATAGCGGTCTCGCGGGAAACGTGCACTTGAGCAATAAAGCGTTGAAACGCCTCAATATGCCCAAGATGGTCTAAATCCTTTTCGTCCTGAGTCATTAGGCTTTCTATTGGTTTACCGTATTAGCCTGTTGAGTGGCAACCTGTCCCATGCTGGCTGGCGCGGTGCCAACTCTACCAATCTCAGCGTTCTGCTGCTGCTGGATAGCAAACGAATACTGGGCGGAATACTTCTCTAGGCGGGTGCGGAATGCCTCGTCCTGTTGCAACCTCTG